CTCTACCTTTGGAAACCTGTTCTGTCACATATTTATTCACGGCCTGTTCCATAACGGTACGTGGATAAATGCGACCATTTCGATTCTTAGAGTCGGCTTGCATGAAGATACCTTCGATGACATAGCGACGCTTGCCATCTTTCTCTTCTGTAATATAGTTGAGTTCGGACTCAACGTATTCTGAAATAAGCTTCATGCCTTACTTTCCCATAAGATCTGTAAATTCTTTTACCGCCTTTTCAGCCTCTTTCTGAGACTTAAAAACGTCTAGTTGTTCACCATCGACATACGCAATAAAGAGTTTTCCCTTCTGCGTAATCACAGCGTCATACTTTTGTTTATTCCCAACCTTAAAGGTCTTTAGTTCTTTTTCACCACGTGGAGCCTTAAATGCTGCTTCACTCAGCGCTGTCGTCTGAAATTGCTTGAACGTCAGCATCTAAATCGTCTCCTAAACTTTCGTCTTCGTAGGTTTCTTTGTTATCAAATGATTGAGCGATTTGTGTGCGCCTATCATCTAGGGCCATATTAATCTTATTGCTCATCAAATTATTAAAAACATCTTGCGCGTCGGATTTATTACCAGAATTAAGTGCATTAATTAAATCTGAAGTATCAGTCATTTTTTCACCTCACGGAAATATTTATACATTTTTATATTTTAAAGATCTTCATCGTCGTCTTCGTCTGGACCTTCTTTGTCAATCTGAGAATCAATTTCTTTAATCTCGTTATCGTCCATATTAAGCACGTTTTTGCGGATCCACTCTTTAGAGAAGTACTTACCTGTGTATTCGTCAATCTCTCTCAGAGTACCAAGTCTTTCTCTAATTAATTCAGCGTTTTTAAGCTCAGCAAAATGTGTATCTTGTAAGAAGTCAACGTTAATATCTTGCTGAATCTCTTTCCATTCCTCTTCTGTAAACACGCCTTTTAGGATAAGCTGTGTTTTCAGTAGGTCAATAAACAACCAAGAAAACTTCTTGCGAAGTCTATTAATAAACTTCTGGAATTTAAGTTCGTCCCTAGTAATTTCAGATGAACGACCAAGGGTAAACTGAGCTTCCTGCTCTAACCTATTAACTGGAACGTTCAGCGACTTATACAACTTTTTCTGAAAGTATATAATGTCATCGATCTGACCTAGGTTTTCACCACCTGGCAATGTAGAGATCTCGGTACCACGGCCGCCTTCACGACGTGGAAGCCAGAAGTCTTCCATCATTGACTGATGTTTACGATCATCTTTTACTTCACCAGTTTGCGCATCATACACAATCTTGTTACGGTATTTAGCCATAACGTTACGCAAGTATTCTTCGGCTTTACCCTTCGGAAGGTTACCAACATCGATATAGAAAATACGACGTTCAGGAGCACGTGCCATACGATAGATGACAAGCGAGTCTTCCATCATACGCAGTTGGTTAACCGGTTTCAATGCCTTATGCAAATATGATAAGACACGCTTTCTCGAAGGATCTAGAACGCCTGAAGTAACGTGCGTAATAGAATCTTTTGCAATTTTTAACCCTTGCTGGGATTTTGACATATTATTATCTTGGTAGACATAATAGTCATTAACACCCTTGATGAGCTTTTGGCCAGTTTGTGGATCTCTGGTTTCTTTGAATTGACGTACTTTTATAATACGTGTTGAATCAATAGAACGAATCTCGATTATTCCACGCTTAGGATTCTTTTCATCAATGATTTTATGATAGAACAAGCGACCATCGATATACCAACGACGGAAAATATCGTTGCCATACCAGTTAAAGTTTAGAAGCTCAAGGACACTATCAAATTCATCTTTAATGATATTTTTAATTCTGTCAGGTTGATCCAGATCATCCAAGATTAGTGACACTGGTGCACCATCTTCATCTGAAACAACTGCTTCGTTAATGATATCTTCAATTGCGGCATCACATTCTGGATTCATTGCAATGTCACGGTATTTCATAATTAGGTCTTTTTCGGTTTTAGCGGAGCTTCCGTCTAAATCGATATACTGACCAAAGTAACCACCAGCATTAAGAACATAGCCAGTACCATCATCGCTTTCTGGAGCGACGAACGATACTTTTTTCTCATCTTCTTTTTCCTGGTTTTTGCGCTTAATCTCAAAACCGAATAAGTTGACGCCGTTATCTGCCATTTTTTTACCTCATAGAATCGGGGGAGATTAACTCTCCCCCTTCATCTTATATATCGCCGATTAGGAAGTCGTATTTGATTCCCAGTACTGAACCTGCAACTCAACCGTGAATTCTTCGATTTGGTTCTCAGAGTCGTACGACACTTCGATAGAAGAAAGGTTGGTTGGGAAAGTACCGCGGAAGTCATAACGCTTTACTACTTCACCAGCTTTATTTAACTGCTCTACAACCATGTCCGCTTGGTAATCAACCGGATTGACGAGACCAGTGTTATTGCGATGCTCATTGATTGAGTTCATCCAACGCTCGAAAGCATTACGAGTCACAAAATTTGCATCATTGATAATTGTCACTGTCCATGGTTCGAACGTACGGTCGCCAGCCAATTGAAGCTGACGGCCACGGAAAGGAACCGTGATTGGAGCAATAACAGATGATGGAAGCTGTGCAGCTTTACACATGAAAGAAGCAAGCTCTACGTCGCCACCTGTACCACCTGGAAAGTTCAAAGTAGCTTTGAACAGGTTTGAACGTGCGCCGCCTCCAACAAGCTTTGCTTTAAAATCATCTACGCCTAGAATAGCCATTGTCTATCTCCTTATTGACCGATGATTTCAGAGAACTCAACGCCAGTACGTGTGGCAATGAAGTTCAAAGAAATAAAGTTAATAGAACGAGCAGGCTTGATGTAGATATCAGCAACGAACTGATTTGTGTCAATGATATTACCAGTGTTATTGGTCTCATCACATACGACATAGAAATCAGTCAGACCACGACGGCCCTGAACTTCTCTCAAGAACGGCTCTACCATGTTGCGGAACATCGCACGAGTGAACTCATCATTGAATTCAAACAACTGGTATTTAGCAGCAGTCGATACTGCTTTTTCCAATACGATGAACAAACGACGTACGTTGATACGATCGAATGCAGATGGTTTAGCTTGAGCAGTTTTATCACCAAACAGGATTGTACCTTCACCAGGGAAAGTAACAATCGGGTTAACACGTGACAAATAAAGCTCATCGCGATGCGCCTTAGTTGGGTTGTAGTTAACCTTTGTAACACCACGAAGCTGGCCGCGAGTGTAACCTGCAGGTGAGAACCATGCATCAGCAACATTATCAGTATTAGCACACAAACCGGCAACCGAAGAGGATGATGGAATGCTGATATACTGGTCATTGTATTTATCGTAGATACGGATCGATGTAGAATCGATAACTGCATACGATGTAGATGTCAGAGTATCAGCAAATGCGATAACGTCATCTTTTGGTGTCAGCGACGATGTTGTTAAAGTAACAGGAGGAGAAATAAACGCAATGCAATCTTTACGTGATTCTGCGATGTTGATCAGATAGTTACCGATAGTTGTACCGTTGCCTTCAGTAATTGAAGGAGCAATCAGCAATGAAACATCGATAGTTTCTGCATCTGAGAAGTGATCGTATGCCGCTTGAATTTCAGCAGTACCTAAAGTTCCGGAATCCACACCACCAGAAAGACTTTGTGAAGCAACAGTTGAACCGAGAGTGATAGTTGAACCACCCCAGACGTAACCTGATTTGCCGTTCACAACGTTTTTGTAGTAGTTAGAAGCACCATCATTTGTTTTTGCGCTAGCATTTGTAGACACAAAACCATGAGTTTCAAGAACTGTACCAGCAGTACCTGTCCATGCGCCATCCTTATCTGTAATGACGATGTGGAATTCGTCACCTGACAGACCTTGACCAGCTGCCCAATCAGAAGTACCTGGAGGAGCAACGAAGTAGCTCTTATACGCCCAACCAGCAAACTCAGCGTTGCTTGTTGAAACTGGGCAGACATGAACTTCAATTGAGTTGCCCAAAGTTCCTGGATATTTAGCGATCCAGTTACCTTTGTCAACGATTGCGCTGTAGGTATCACCAGCAGTAATAGCTGCGATAGCTGCAGTTGAAAGTGTTACGGTATTGCCGTTAATAGCAGTAACTGTAACACCAGCAGCAGCACCAGTACCAACAACGGTATCACCAACAGTCAGACCAGTTGAGTCTGTGACTTCGAAGGTTGTATCGCCGATAGCAGCGTTAGCAGCAACGGTGTAAGTTCTTGTGCTTGAAAAAACTTGATTTGTGTAATCATCTTCATTCTTGATAACGATTACAGTTGTAGAGTCATCTGAGTTCGCATTACGCGCAGATGAATCGGTTCCGCGAACAACTTTAAGGTTGTTGCCGTACTTCAAGAAATATGCAGCAGTAAAGAAGTCAACAGCTGTAGTAGCAGTTGGTACTCCGAATACGGCAGCAAGGTTTTTCTCAGAAGTGATAGTAGTTGGCTCCTCGACCGGACCCCAAGTAAAGTTGCCGGCTACGGCCCCAACACTAGTAGATACGGCAGGAACAACGTTGGTCAGGTCGATTTCTCGGACCTGTACACCAGGTGAGACTTGGAATGCCATGTTTATCCCCTTGTTACATTAGACGAATTTATCATAATACGGTTGTTTTTCACTACTATTATTTATAAATAGCACGTTTTAGAACATGTCGGTTTGATAGGATGTCCATACGTCTCCGCCTTGAACTTCATATTCTTGCTCTGTCCCATCATCAACTATACCGAATGGCACCAGCTCATCTTCCATATGTTTAACCTGTTCGGCATACATCATACTCTTAATGTCAATGTCGGTAGTTTCAGCAAAGAAAGGAGTCGTTGTATACCAACCGAAAAGTACTAGGTTCATCATTAAGTCATCATGATTTCCATCTGATGCTTCATATGATGTACCTTTTGCCACAAAGGTTGACATTTCTATAATAGTATCCGGATCAACGATATCAAGTTTATGAGTTTCAATCAGGTCTTTTATGGTTGAACACCCAATACGCTTCACCTTTTTGTTCATTGTCACGCCAATAGAATTGGCTTTAATCATGGATTCAACGAATACGTTTTCATATTCTAAATCGTAATATAGGCCATTACATACCAACGAACCTTGATCATTTGACTCGATTATTACATATGCTTCATTGTAGGTTTTCGCATACTTATAGATAATGTCAGGGAAGAGCAATGGAGATATAGTATTATCTCGATAAACTGCGACTTGCTTAAAAGGTCGAGACGTTACATCGAGCACGTTAAACGTAGAATAATCCATTCCTCTTCCCTTCGCCACATCTACGAACATCAGATAAGAATGACCTTCTTCAGGTCCATTATAAACCTTAACATTGTTCTGAGTATAGATTGGCGAAGCTGCTTGTAAATTGAGCAAGATATCAGCGGATATGAGCGTATTACCTGTCCCGTGGAATGTGTTTCCAAATTCTTGCTGGAACTGTAGCTCGGACGTGTTAGATATGGTTTGTCTTTTCCATTCTTCATCACGTCCGGGCACGTCCCACCAGTCCACACGGAATGGCTTAAACTCATTAGTTCCCTGGACTGCACCCTCCCACAACTTATGATAGACGTTACCAAGACCATTGGCAGTTGATGTCACAATTACCCGCGATGATTTACCGGACGACACAACCGGATAAGTGGAAGTGTAAAATTCACCTGCGTTCTCGACAAATGCGAACTCGTCGAGGAATAGGAGATTGACAGACATACCTCGGATGGAGGATCCAGAAGTAGCGGCAGCGATAATGCGGCTATTATTAGAAAACTCAATGGTACCCTTATTTAACGTTTTACAGCCTGGTTGAAGAAAGAACGGAAGGTTTTCTAACATTAGGGTAATACGCGACAACATCTCACGCGCAGTTGCCCCCTTGTTTGCAAGTACAGCGATTGTTTTCTCGGGATTAAACAATGCGTACCACAAAAGATATGCTACTGATGATATTGACTTACCGGACTGTCGGCATGCCAAAACAATAGAAAACCGACTCGCTTCAAAGTGATCGAACATCTTCTCTTGATATGGGTATAGGTCAAAAGGAACTAACCCTTTATCAAGATGAACAACTTTTAAATATGTGCGGGCGAAGTACGCAGGATCCTTCATGCATTTAGCGTATTCATTGATCTGTTCTTTAGACCAGTTCTGAACTACACCATCTCGCTTAACGTTAGGATTTCCTAGGTAGCCTTCGGAACTATTCACTATCGTCATCGATTACCTTCATTGAGTCCATTTTGCTTTGAAGCATACGTTGCATGTCGGTAGTAGAACCAACAAAGACATTATTTTGGGTCAGGCTGTTAGGCAACTCAGGCGTATCGGTCTTCTTAACTTCTTTTTTCTGCTTTTGTAAAGTCATAAGCTTATCGGCAATTTCAGCGTTTTGTTTAAGCATATTCGAAAGTACTTCGAATGCTCTAGGATGCTCAGACTCTCTTGCGAGATCAAGCATCAGGTCGATTGCCTCTTGACCCTTTTCAGCTAGATTGTAATATTGCGCCCGGGCAAAACTATAATCATCTTCAATATCATCTTTACTCATAGCGTATTACCTTTTCTAAGGTGTAATTTCATTATCGTCTGTAGTATCAACACCGGTTCTAATTGTAGGCTGAGAGTCAGCAACGAGCTCCTCGACAAAACCCCACTCATCAGGACCAACAGGAATATTAAGGTCGACGGACGCACGCTCAATAACACCGCGAGTAGTAGTGTTACCATAGAATCTAATACGTGTTTCAAAATCTAATGTATAGATGATAGTCTCACGAGATTCATAATCTGCTTCATAATCAACACTCATTGTCACGTTCTGTAAAACAATAGGCGAATCACCTTTAATATCCATGCCTGGAATATCATTGATAGTCAATGTGTACTCGGGCTGGAAATAAGGCAAAATTTGTTCTAAAACCTGGAGCGCATCATCCTGGTTTTTAGTTATAATATTAAGTTGAATTCCCATTCTATAAGGAATAGGACCACGAATTGTATTATACACTGCAGGATCAGAAGTTGCTTTTCTGAATATGTTTTGTTTATTAATTTTTGCAGTTGAGTCATACGTAATAGACGTAATTTCAAAAGACATTCTAGGAAGTTTAATAGCTAACTTCTGATCGCGCAAGTTGTCTTGCTGCTCGATCCTTGCCAAGAACTTTCTAATCGGCCCATAAGACAACGGGACTTTAATGACAGTGATGATATTGCCATTTGAGTCTGTCTTATGAACATTGATGTCGTTAAACAACGTTCCAAATGCGGCAACCATACGTCTGATTGTTGCATGATAAAAATGATCTGTTAGCATTATGTAGGTTCTCCAAACGGATTGATTTCTGAGAAGTCAATAACATCACTACCGATATCTTCGAATGCTGTGTTTTGTGATTCAGGATCATCCTGGAATATAGTCTCAATGCTGTCATCACGGGCAGTAATCTGCCACGAAGCACCAGATGTCGAACCAACAATATCATAGGTATCATTAGGAGAGAACTGATGTGGTGTGTCGGTAGGGCTTTGATAAGACTCACCGATAATATTCAAGTATGCGACATTCTGGTTTGAACGATCCAAAGCAAACTCTTGTACTTCGCCTATAGCGACACCGCCACTAGATAGGATCTGACGAACAGTCTCACCAACAATGAAGTGTGTGTTATTTCCATGTGCACCAATAGTCAATTCAATCTTCTGTTGATTGTCCATTTGCGCAGCATCAATTTCTTTAACGCCAGTCTCGAATTCTTCCTGACCATATTCAAACAGTTCACACTGAAGTCTAAACACTGGAAGGTTAGACAGCTGATAGAATGGTTGTTCATGCTCAACAAACTTAATCTCAAACAGCGATTTACTTAGTGGAAGATAAATCAAGTCACCTTCGTCCGGACGCATTTGATCTTCTACGATTTCGTTGTTCTGAACATATGACAACTGTTGCCATCTACGTTTTGCAACAATGAATGTGGCCTGATCTCTAATTTCCAAACCGAACTTAGACAGTAGATCACCTTCACCTGCAAAACCATCAACAGGCTCGATATACATCTCAATCACATAAGCGCAATCAAAACGTGAGAACTCATCATTCATAATTTCGTCGCGTGTGATAATATTCCTAGGAATATAATACACGTCTTGACCGTACATCTTCACTGATTCAATAATCAGATCCTCGTACAGCCAGTTCTCACTTTGAACTTTTGGACTGAAATATACGTTAGTTGCCATTAGTTACCCCATGTAAAACAGCGGTGGCATTTCGTACTTAAGCTGCATCTCTTCTTCAACCTTAAGAATCTCTTCTTTGGCTTCATCTAGAGTACGTTGAGCATTGATGGTAACACCACCTGGAAGCTGCATGCCTTCGAACTTTGAAAGGTTTTGTCCCCACTGTCTTCTGAGTAGAGCTGTTGCATATCTCTTAAGGAACATATCGTTCCAGATATCTGAAAATAGCGAAGGGTCGATAATCTCGAATGCATCAACTATGATCCACTCGTTTTCTTTGATGTCTGTTCCCCAATCGGCATCGATATGAAGACGATTCATATGACGAGAGAATCTAATCTGCTCTGCGCCATTAAACATCTGATCCATTAATGATCTGTACGATTGAATCTGCGCATAGTAGGCAAGGTCACCCATACCACCACCGCGCAAGTTATAAACATCATTAATCGACATTTGATAACG